CCATTTTGATGCCGCACCGGATGGTAGGGGTGTCGGTTGCCGATCTGGTGCTCGAAGTGCAGAAAGCCAAGACAGGCATTTTGCGCCAACTTCACCAAAACATGTACCTGACCAACAACAGCCGCGTGACTGTTGTCGAGGGCCGCGTGAACCTAGACGATCTTCTGACAAGCCGCCCCGGTGGAATTGTGCGGATGGATGAACCTGGCATGGTGCAGCCGCTTGGCGTCCCGCAAATCGGCCAGCAAGGCTTCCAAATGCTCGAATATTGGGATCAATTGCGAGACCAACGCACGGGCTTCAGCAAGGCCAGCATGGGCCTGGACCCAGACAGCTTGCAATCGACCACGGCTGCGGCTGTGAATGCAACGATCCAAGGCGGCCAAGCCAAAATTGAAATGATTGCCAGAGTGTTCGCGGAAACACTTTGCAAAGACCTGGCGTTTCTTGTGCTGCATCTTTGCCAAAAGCATATGGACAGCGAGCGCGTGATCCGGCTCCGCAACGAGTTTGTGCCAGTTGATCCGCGCGCCTGGGCCAATAAGTTCGACATCGATGTGACCGTCGGTTTGGGAACCGGAGCGCAAGACGAGCGTGTAGCAATGATGATGCAGGTCGCAGGAAAGCAGGAGATGCTTTTGCAGACATTGGGGCCAGATAACCCAGTTGTGAGCCTGCCGCAGTACGTCAACACGCTACGCAAGATCGCCGAAAGCGCTGGCTTCAAGGATGTTGACCAGTTCTTTAACCCGCCAAGCCAAGTTGCGCAGGCGATGCAGATGCAGCAAGCACAGCAGCAGCAGCAAGGGCCAACGGATGCCGATATCAAGGCCCAAGAAGCGCAGGCGCGCATCCAGCTTGAACGCGAAAAGGCAGAGGCAGAGATCGCTTTGAAACGCGAGCAAATGATGGCCGAAATGGATCTGAAGCGCCAAGAGTTTGAGGCTAAGACCGCTTTGCGCCAGCAAGAGCTTGAAACCGAAGCAGCGTTGCGCGCTCAGGCTCAGGCAATGGGCGGGCAGGTCAGCACGAACCTTCCTGGATCAAGCGTATAATGGACAACGACAAGCGAGAAATGGAAAGAGCACGAGGTGGCGAGGCATTGGCGCTCAAGGAAAACAAGGTCTTCAGGCTCGTTATTGACGGTCTGCGCGACAAGAACACCAAGGCTCTTGTGGCGGCGGATATCAATGACGATCTTGCCATAAAAGCCGCAAAAAACATGCTCGCGGCATTGGCTGAAATTGACAAATCAGTCGAGTCGTTAATCACCAGCGGAAACCTTGCCAGCAAGCAACTTGAACAGAATGGGAAATAGGTGTAGATATGGAAAACAACGCAAGCCAAACAGGCGCGTTCACGATTAATGATGCTGTGAACGGATTGCTAGCCCAAAGCGAGCCGAGCCCAGACCAGGGCCAGGCAAGCGAGCCGCAAGTCGAAGCCAGCCAGGAAGTCGATACAGCAGAGCAGGACAGCCAAGATGCTGAACCCGAGCAAGCGGTTGATGACGAAGGCGAACAGCAGCAGCCTGAAAGCGAAGACGACAGCGAAGACGCTGGCGATGACGACCAGGTAGAGCAAGAGCAAGACGACGAAGAACCGCTTTTTACCGTTAAGGTGGATGGCGAAGAACAACAAGTTACAGCTCAACAGCTCAAAGACAATTACCAGCTCAACCAAGCCACTCAGAAGCGTTTGCAAGAGGCATCAGAAAGCCGCAAACAAGCTGAAGCTGCGAGAGCAGAGGCAGAGCAAAGCCGCGCGCAATACCTTCAAGGTCTCCAAGCAATCCAAGCCCAGCTCGAAAACCAGGAGCCAGGCCAGGAATATTGGGACAATTTGCGCGAAACCGACCCGCAAAAATTCCTGATTGAACGCGAACAAGCCCGCGAGCGCAACGAAATGCGCCAGGCCGTTATCGCTGAACAACAGGCAGTCGAAGCGCAATACTTGCAAGAGCAAGAACGCAAGCTGGTCGAAATTATCCCTGAATGGTCAGACAACGCCAAGCGCCAGACGGAAACGTCACAGCTTGTCGAGACCGCAAAAGGGCTTGGCTTTTCAACCCACGAAATCGGCATGGTCAAAGATGCACGCATGGTCGCGCTTTTGCGCAAAGCGTCTCTTTACGATCGTATGATGGAACGCGGTGCAGAGGTCAAAAAGGAAGTCAAGAAGGCTCCCAAAATGGCCAAGTCAAGCGCTCGCAAGCCTCAAACAGACCAAAAGACGTTGGACCGCCGTAAGGCGCTTCAGCAGCACCAAAAGAACCCGACCGTCGCATCGGCGGTTGAAGCTTTAATGAGGCGCTAAGGCCAAACGGTCCTAGCGCCAGTCAAAAGGACTAGGACCAATGGCTACACTAACCACCGCCGTTAGCGGCGTTTCCGATACCATCCACGAGGATTTGGGCGACGTTATTTCCCGGATTGATCCGAGCGAGACCCCGGTTTATTCAATGCTGCGTTCACGCGAAACCGTGGACAACATCGCATTTTCATGGCTGGTTCAGGAGCTGGCGGCTGCTAGCGCCTCTAACAAGGTCAGCGAAGGCGCGGATGCTTCGGACAGCACCAACACTCCCGCAGCGCGTCTCACTAACTACACGCAAATCTCTGCAAAGGCAGGCACCGTTTCAGGCACATTGGATGCCGTAAACACTGCTGGCCGAGCAAAAGAAACTGCATATCAGAAGGTGGTCCGTTCGCTTGAGCTACGCCGCGACATCGAGAAATCGCTTGTCTCGGACCAGGTGAAAGCATCTAGCGACCCGCGCGCCACTGCAACGTTGTCGAGCTGGATCAGCAACATCAGCCAAGGCACAGTCACATCCGGTCAAGAAGCCTATGACGGCTCTTCCGCTGCGGCTGCATCAAATCTTGGTGCAGGCACTCACTATCCGAACCCCGCTGGCACCAACCGCGCTCTGACTTTGAGCATGATTGATGACAGCATGCAGGCCGCGTTCGAGGATGGCGGCAAGCCGTCTGTCATGTTTGTTTCACCGGCAAACAAGAAGGCGTTTTCAACCCTGGCAAACACCGCTGGCGCAACCGTTGTTGACAACCAAGTAACCTACAGCGCTGCAAAAGAGGTGACGGCGGTTGCGGCTGTGTCCGTCTACCTGTCAGACTTTGGCGAGCTGGCGGTTTCAATCGACCGCTTTATGGCAAACGATCGCATTTTCTTGGTTGATACCAATTATGCAATGGTTTGCGCTCTGCCTGGTCGCGATTTCATGGAGCAAGACCTGGCTAAAACCGGCGACAGCGCGAAATTCCAGATCCTGACCGAGTACGGTCTGAAGGTGGCAGCGCCAAAAGCGCACGCCATGATTTGCGACTTGTCTACAACCTAAGCAATGAGGTAGGGGCGGCTCCGGTCGCCCCTATTTGCCTATGATTGATCTTATTCAAGACCACAACAGCAAGCGCCGCATCAAGATGGACATTGATGGCGGGCGTTATAACGTGCGCACCGAGCAGAACGTAGACCGCCTGCTTGATGTAAACCGCGCCGCAGCCAACGAATACCGCAAAGGTGGAATGATTGGCGACACTCAACGGCACATGCAGCACGTTGCAGAAATTCCAGCCGATCTTTATTTTCAATGGGTGCGGGACTATGGCGAACCTAGCCAAAATCCGACCAAGTGGAAGCAGCTTTTGAACGATAGCAACAACGCTTATCTTCGCACAGGTGGCGGGCGCATTTGATGGATTATGCAACGCTCAAATCAAACATTGCCGCGTTCTTGGCTCGCGATGATCTAACAGCGCAAATCCCGACGTTCATTGATTTGGCTGAAGCGCGCATGTCTCGCGAGCTTGAAACCCGCGCGCAAGAGCGCCGGGCGCGTGCTACGGTTCCGGCTGGGCAAGAATTTGTGTCGCTGCCAACCGATCTGCGAGCACTGCGCCTGATCCGAACCACGGGCAGCCCGTCTATCGTGCTGGACTATATGACGCCTGATGTGCTGTTTGCAAATTGGTCAAACGCAACAACCGGAACACCGCAAGAATATAGCGTCATTGGGTGCGATGTCGTGTTCCGCCCTATTCCCGATGCCACAATTGACCTTGAATTGATCTACGGCGAGGCAGCGCAAGCCGTGACATCGCTAGGCGACAGCCAGACAACAACAATCTTAAGCCGTCACCCAGACGCCTATCTTTACGGTGCATTGGCGCAAGCCTACGTCTACCTGCAAGACGAAAGCCGCGCTCAGTGGTTCGACAGCGCTTTAAGCCGCACAATGCAGGAAGTGCGCAAAGACATGAACCGAAGCCGTTTCGGCCTTGGGTCTCTATCCATGAAAACAGCAAACTAAAGGCTAACCCATGACCGCTTTTTCAGACTATCTTGAGAACGAACTTCTCGACCACACCCTAAAGAACTTGGCTTTCACGTCACCCTCCGCAGTTTACGTCGCCTTGGCAACTGCGAGCTTTGCGGATGATAACAGCGGCACGGCCAACGAAATTTCAACAACCGGGACAGCCTATGCTCGCCAGGCGGCGACATTCGCCGCAGCTTCAGGCGGCTCAGCGTCTACCAGCGCAACCATCACTTTTCCGACCGCCACAGCAAACTGGGGAACCATTACCCACTTCGGCATCTATGATGCATCAACGGCCGGAAACCTCCTTTACCACGGCGCTCTGACCGCATCGAAGGTCATCAACAACGGCGACACGTTCGAGATCCAAGCAGGCAACCTGACCGTCACTTTGGACTAATCTAGAAAGTCTCGTGGCATGTATCTAGACATTCTCAGCGGCTCATACGCCTATCTAGATGATCTAGATAATGCGTCGCAATCGTTTGATGTCACAAAGCTGGACTTGTGGGATAATTACGTTGCCCCTCCGCAAGCTTCAGTTAGTGCGTCCGCGACCACGACGCTCATGGGTGGGCTATCCCAGTCAGCCTCTGGCGACATCTCAGCCTCCGCGACAACCTCGTTGCTCGCACGCATCAAGCGGTCTGCATCCGCCTCAATCAGCGCCACCGCTGCCGCAACCATGGTTGGCAACGCAACCCGCGGCTCATACGCTACAATCACTTCAACAGCCACGGCAACCATGCTTGCTCGCCTAAAGGCGTCAGCCACCTGCCAGACAACCGCGTCAGCCTCAACAGTAGCAGCGGCTCGCAAACTTGGCGAGTTGTGGGTAGACCAACCCTGCCAGACCCCTGAACTTTGGAGGCGCTACGCATGATCCCATTCGGCCAATGGCTTCCAGACCAATCTGACTTAAACAACCCAGGCGCTACGGTGGCGCAAAACGTAATTCCGGCTGCTCGTGGCTATCGCCCGTTGCGCAGCTTGGTTCCATATTCGAGCGCGGCTACATCAGCTTCAAAAATCCAGGGCATTGCTGCATTCAAAGATAGCGGCGGGGCGGTGCGTGTGTTTGCTGGTACCGCAACCACGCTTGAACAAATGGACCCTGGAGACGGCTCGCTTACCGATGTGTCCCGAACGGCGGGCTATACTGCAATTGACCGCTGGCGATACATCACGTTCGGGAACGACGTGATTGCCGCCGCTGGCACCGCGACGCCGCTGCAAATCAAAAACCTGAACACGGGTTCCGGCGTTGCGTTCGAGAATCTGACCGATAGCCCGCAAGCGCAATTCATTGCGACCGTGAAAGATTTCATTGTCGCGGCGCACACATCGACAGCCAATGTTGGTTCGTTCGAGGTGCGCTGGTCCGAGATTAACCCGTCATTGCCTTCATACGATCCTGGGGCGGGCG